CTGTAGTAGCTTGCATTGATGATATGCTTTTTCTGAATCCTGCAACTTTAGCTTGCATTCTCCCAAGAACAGCAGTCATCCCATCTACGGCTGCGAACTTTGTATTTATCGTATATTGGGTTGCCATTACTTGCCTCTTTTTGTGTTTTTCAATAACTCTTTCTCGTACTCCTTAACATCGTTTTCCCAAAAAAAGACTCCATACATGTCTAAGTCGTCTAAATAAAGCTCGCTTATTTCGTATGGAGTCCAATGGAATTGTCTCGCAATAGTACGCACAGCATCGGAGTAATATATACTTGCTATGCCTACATAAAAACGAGCGTCAAGGATGAAAGATAATTCACATCGTCCATTGACATTTTTTTCATTATCGACATTTCTGTTCCTGACAGAATATTTAAAATCTTCAACATTCTGTCAAAATCAGAATCCAACTTTTCAAGCGATTGAGCCTCAGACAGCCTTATTCTTTTTGGCTTTAACGAAACCTTTTCTAAAACCACATTTCCGCTATCAGAAACAATAGGCTCTAATAAAGAATACGTTATTGAACCATCTTCTTCAACACAAACCATACCTGCTTCGATAAGTTCTATTGCAGGATCAATAATTGTATTCCCTTCTTCATTTTTAGAAAAAAGTTTTTTTCTTTTAATAGGGTCTAACCTAAATGCAGTTGCGAATTTCTCGAAATCCTTTTCTGCAACTTCTCGTGTAACTGTAATCATGTTCTTGTTTTTTTTTGGTTATAAAAATCTCTCCTGAAATCAATCAGGAGAGTATTATTTCTATGATATTCTTTCAGCGTCAGCATCTCCAACAAGCGTTAATGGAATAGTTCCATCGTAACCTTCTCCTGCAATGTCTCCTGCCGGATAACCGTTTTGCATTTGATAAATTGCTCCATCAATGCAAGTAACAGTCCATGTTGTTCCAACCATTGCACCTGCAAGTTTCTTTAAAATCGCAAGCTCGTCTTTTACTGTTTTATCCCACGCAATCGGAGGAAGTTCAAATTTTGAGCAAACAACTGACATTTGGTTGATACGCGTTCCGCTTGTAGTTACCATTACAGTATCATCAGCAGACCGTTTTCCACCTAAATCTATCGTATAACCTTCTCCGTCTTTGCAGAAAAGAGTTCCTTGTCCTATTTGTGGGTTATTGTATGTCACCTCTAAAACCCCTGAACCTGTGTATGCCATGTCTTTATTTATTATAAGTTATAACTAAAATCAACAGCAGCATCCGTAGAAACCTGATTTGCAGTTGATGTTCTTTTGTATTTAAACGCAACATCCAAACGCGTTGGTGTAGACTCATTAATTCCTATTTGTATCGAATCAATACTAAATTGAGCATCGTTAATAAGAGCGTTTGCCTCAGACTCTTTAATAAGTCCAATAAGTAATGCTTTTACTTGTTTTGGAGCAATAGTTCCATCAACTCGTCTTGGCGTTGAATCAGATACCAATGCTTTGTCTTGAATGTCACGTATCATTATGATTTTCCAATTGTAACCAATGCTCCAATCAACAATAATATCTCTCACGAATTGGAATTTAGGATTAGCCTCTCCATCCGGCGCGTATGTAGTTACTAAATCTTGAACTGTATATTTATCGTTTTCAAGTAAAACTGTAGAACAACCACGTTGAACACAGAAGTTTCTTGCGCTAATATCAGCCATATCACCAATAACACCATCAGAAGGTATTGGCATATCAGGGTAAGAACGCCCACCAACACCTAAGTGTGGAGCGTCATTTGCTACAACAGCAGCTAAAGCACACATATTTGCAGCAGCTTCAAAATCAAAACCTTTCGATAATGGCGCAGGGCATAAAACATTTGTTACTTGAGTTTTTCGAGCAGCAGCGTTGGTTATAGTAACCAGGTCGTCTTTGTCGTCTTCTGTTGATCCAAAAAGAGCAACGAAAGGTTTAAATACAGTTGTTGTGTATTTTCCTGATATAGATTCAGGAGTTCCGTTTGCTGTTTCAAGCTCTGTAAGAACGGTTGATACGCTATAAGGATTTATAACAATCGTATTCCACTCGTTACCAAAAGCGGTAATTGCGTCAGTAATCGAAGGAGTTGTTGTTCCATCAGTACGTGAAGTTTCAGCGTAAACTATACCTGCACTATCTCCGTATGTGATAAATTCAATATCCAAAGCGGCAGAAGTCAAACCCTTCCATTTTGATGTAACAGTAACCTCTCCTGTTCCTGCTACAGCGCTACATGGAGCAGCGAGAACATTGTTGATACAGTCCGTTACCGCAGCAACAACAGCAGCGGTGTTATCACCAACTGTTACAGTGTAATCAAATCTTTTTCCATCAATGTTGTCTCGTCCGTTTATTTTTAACGAATGAGTCATTGTTTTAGAAACAGTTGTTGCAACTGTAATTCCTAAAACTATTTCGGTTTCCGTAGCAGAAACATCAGGCGTTTGTGGGTATATTACCAATGGAACAGACCCGAGACCACCACCGTAAATTGGAAGTAAAATTCGAGCCATTTGGTATAATGGAGAACCGTAACCATATTTATCTCCAACCTCTTTTGCGTTTAGTGGAGAAAATGGTGCTGTGTCTAATGTTGCTACGTTTGCTGTATTTGGTTCTCCAAGTAAAGCAACGCGCATTGGTAAATTTGTTGTTCTTGATGAAAATGTTTTGTCAAGTATCTGATACCCAACTGCTCTTGTTTTCAACGATGGTGATAGTGCCGTACTTATTGCCATTTCTTTATGTATTTAGTATGTTTATTTTGTAACCTTTATCTGTTTCGTCTATTGTCATTGTTGGAAATATGTCTGTTATTAATATGCCTTCCATATCTCCAACCTCCTCTGCCGCTTTTATGCTTAAAACTATTCTTCCTGATACTGTTGATAGTTCATCGCCTGAATGAATAGGATTATACACCGGATCAGGAGGATAAATTTTTATTTCTCTTACCATTCTCTGCATTACAACACCTAATGGTAACCCTAAATAAGTGTATTCTGCTGACGAAAATATGTAAGAGATTTTACCTAATAATTTGTGAAGCGTTTTTATCGCGTTTAAATCAGCCCTTGTTGTTGCTGTGCTATATCCTTTCGATGTTACCTCTATTGTAAATAAATTATCACCGAACTTTGACTTAGCATCTTGTGTGCTATAAACCGTCTCCTTATAAGAAACATTTACAGCAGGCAATTCTACTGCTGCGTCAAACGATATAGTCCTTTCAACCCAAACACCTGCATCAAAATCGGTATCGGAAGTTAAAGATTTTTGCTTTTCAAATTCTTGAGCTATAATTAACCCTATAGTGTCCCTAAAGAGTTCAAACCTTTGTGAAGGTATTATATAATCAATTTTTGCAGCCATATTAAATTCTTAAACTTTCTAATACACAAACTATTAAGCCTATTGTATCATCGGGATATACTTGAGAGATTTTGTATGTTCTTTCTGATCCTGTACCGTCATTATAACGAACATAAACATTCAACATGCTTACATCTCCCGAAGCGTTCCTTGTTTCAAATCCTTGTTCCGTAAGTAACTCCTCACTTACGGTGCATTGAGTGTTTCTTGAGTTTACAAGCGTTCTTGTATCAGGGTCGATTCCTAAATGATGTCTTGTCGCCATCCCCATGACTTCAACCTCATCTACATTTAGTGTTCTATAGAAAGTAAGAGGTATCTGCTGTGAGAACCTCTTACTCGCTACTCTACCCAATTCAAAAACACCCATGACAAAAAACTATTTTTTATTTGTAGCGGCAGCCTTCGCTTCCGCTTCTGCTTTCGCTTTTTCTTCTTCTGCTTTCAAAGCAATTTCTTTTTCTTCGGCTTCTTTTTTAGCCTTCGCTTCCGCTTCTGCTTTCGCTTTCGCTTTTGCTTCATCAGAACCAGTATTCGATTTACCTTTTACTTCCTCTAAGAATCCACCTGCAAAAGCAGCTTCAACTTCGTCTTTTGGAAATTTTACCGTATCGAATATAATACCTTCCTCTTTCTTAAAGAGACGGTTGCCTATATGTACGCTAAGGGCTTTTAGCTTGTATTGTTTTTGCGCCATGACTATTCTCTTACTACTTTATAATCAAAATAATTTATCTTAGCTCCTGAGCAAGCAATGTTACCGACATGGTAAATAATGCTATTAATAATAAAAAAAACTTTTTCATGATCGTAATTTTATTTTTGTTAAAAAAAGGTAAAACCCTTTACTTTTGCAAAGGGTTTTACATATTTATTTATTCTTGTACCGGATTATCTCCAACCCATGTATCTGCAACTTTCAGCGTGTAAACCATATCAACAGTAATCAATCTCGCGCATGGCGCAGATGTCATGTGCATTGTATGCACAAGGTTATTTGTATCAAGATTATCCCACACGTAATAATCAGCAGCACCTTTCGCTAAAGAAAGACCGCTTATGCTTTGCGCACCTGACGATTTCACAATCGTATCAACAGCACCATAAGCCATTTCAAACATAGCACCTTCTGTTGGTGTAATGATGATTTTAGTCTCGTCAGATAAACGAGTGCGAACACCCGAATCATTCAAGTAAGTTGCATCGTAAGTCCAAATATTGAAAATGAATGAACCTGCGCTAATTTGACCGTGATAAGTCGAACCAACAGAGCTTTGAACAGGGCTGTTGATAGAAAGCAATTTTACTTGGTTGTAATTTGCTTTAGTTTTGAAATAATCAGTAGCCTGTAAAGCAATCCATGCTTGAGAAGGCATTGTAATATCAAAAACTCCGGCAGCGCTTGAACCTTCTTCACGAATGAAAGAGGCAGCTTTCTGTAACTGTTTTTCAACAGCAGCAGCAGTATTAGTCCAATAACCACCTTCTCCTGCTGAATCAGCATCAACGAGAGAGTTTGAACGTCTTTTGTAATCAATGTTGTCTCCGTTTTTCAACACAACAACACCTGTTTCAAGTGCTTGAACACATTGGATTTCCTCAGCACGAATAATCTTACTGTTGATTTTACCAAGATTGATTGCAACTTCGTTTGCTAACGCAGCGCGAGCTTGAGTCGTTGCCATTGTTGCACTTTCTCCAAAAATTCTTTCATAAGAACGTAAAGAGTTCATTGAAAATGTTTCATGATAAAACGGTGGAACAATTGTTTTTGCAGTCCAAATATCAGACTTGTTCATGTTACCTGCCGTTCCACGAAGAACATCTACAGCAGCATAATCATTGTCTCTTTGGATTTCCAAAGGAATCGCTGTTGTATCATAAGTTTGACGTGTAAAAAATCCACGCATGTGCGTTGTAGGTTTTCTTAACTCTACGTATTTTTTGATTCCGGCTTTTAATGTAAGACCTTGTGAATCTTGAGTTGTTAATCCCATTTTTTATTCCTCCCTATTTTTATTGGTTATCTACTGCGGTTAATTGAGAACCACTCACAAGAACAAGACCTAAATCATTAAGCCAGTCTTTTATTTGTTTTACACCAACAACTGAATCAATTGTTGTTCCTGCTGCAAAAGCAAGTTTTGAAGCATCAATTGAACCTTTGTTGATAAGTGTTAATTCTACAGTTGTTGTAGCACCTACGGTTTTAGAACCACCAATACCGTTATAAAACACACCAACAGGATAAGCGCTACCATTATTAGCGTCTTTATCTAAAATAGCGATTTTACCGGTAGCATGAATGCGACCAAAAACTGTTCCCTCAGGAATAGTAATAGCATCAGTAGATGTGTACTCAGCCGTGATAAACTTGTTGTCGCCTAAAGCGATTTTTGTTGTATCGTAATTTGTTACGATATTATTACCTGTTTTGGTAATTTCATTTATTGTACTCATTTCTGTGTCCTCCTATTTTTTAAGTCCTAACTCAGCTTCAAGAGCAGCTTCTTCTGCTTCTAATTCAGCCTGCGCTTGCGCCTTTAACTCCTCAGGAGTTTTTACCGTTTCGGCAGATGCATCTTCAATTTTTTCAAGATTTTTTTTGTTGCTTTGAGCAAGCAAAAATTCGTTTATTTCTTTTGCGGAAATTTCTTTCCCTGAATCAACACCTGCTTTAACTTTTGCCAAATCTATTTCAGCAAAAACCATCCAAGCATCAACACGAGCCTTTTCTTTAGCTGTTGCCTCGTTAGCAATCGCTGTGATTTCTTGTGCTTCCATTTTTTTATCGTTGTTTTTATTATTATTACTTGTTTGTTTATTTTCCGGTTCTTCATACGCGCCCATGTGCATAACAAACTTGCTTGATAAGTCAGCAGCTATCTTTGGCGTTAAAACTAAAACATCTTCTTGATTTACAAGCCCAATAGCAACAGCGTCATCAGCAGACAACCAAACTGTAGGTCTTGGAGATTCGGTAAATATCTGATCGAAAGTTTTACCAGTTATCTTAGTAAAAGCATCCTCGTTTAATTTAGATTCAAATGCAGCGCGAATATCATTATTCGTATCGCTAAGCATTTTCTTTTCATCATCAGTTTCAACGTACATATCGGCACGATGAACACCGAACTTTGTTGTGCTTAAACAAGTAACCTTGTCTGCAAACAATGCGGTGATAAATGCCATTGATGAAGCATTACCGTCAATTGAAAGTGTTGTTTTTCCTTTTCTCTTTTGCATCTCTCCTACTAACCCCCAACCTGCAAAAACAGAACCTCCTCCTGAATTTACTCTAATAGTAATATCACTATCATCTCCTGCTTCTTTCATTTTTGAAATTAGCGTTTCGATAGTGAAACTATAAAAGCCGTCATATAGGAATAATTCTTTCATAAATACAAATTTAGATGTAAATATTTAATTTCCAAATATTTTAGTCATTATTTTCAAAACTTTTTTCAATTTGCGATTTTATCTCTGCTTTTGTAGCTTTTTTAACCACACTCTGATTTGTGTTTTCGACAATCCTAAATGGGTTGCCGTCAAGTTCTTGTGTTGCTAATTTCTGCACTTCTTGGAAGTCTCCTGTATTACCCTCCTCGCAAGACTGCTCTCCTGTTTTAAGAGGGATATTATCATAAGCGTCTCCAAGCCATATTCTTTGAGCGGTTGCTTCTTTAACCGGATCTATGTGAGGAACAGACTGTCCGATAAATCTACATCTTGTATATGCGGATATAGTCATCCAATCATCAGAATATAAAGCATCACGAAATCCATCTGCTTGAATATTTCCTTTATACATATTAATAATAAAGAAAAAATCGTATATCGGTTTATAAAAGTATTGAGTGAGAGTATTCTCTCTTTCAACCTTCATTTTAAACTCCCATGCTTTATTCGATGCACGACTTCCTGAATATGTGCCACCGTATTTTCCTATCGCAACCTCAGGCGGTATACCTATAGTTGCATATATAAGTTCTGCGTTTGGAGTGTAGAATGATGCAAAGTTTGGATCTGAATTATCCGTATGTTTCTTTAATGTAGCTCCTACAGGTAGGTTATACGCTTGCTTGCCTGTTGTCGCAGCAATTTTTGTTGCGTAACCGTCAAGTAGTGCTGTTTCATTTTTTACAGGCTTTTTAACACCTAAAGATTGAGCCATTTGGTTATCAATAGGATTTGTTCCGTCTGAATATTGAGAATGCTCAAACGTGAAAGGTATCTTACTATTTTCCTCAGCAGCACCAACAGACGCTTCTAAAAATCTATCAAGTTTTGAATCCCTCTCAAGAACAGCGGTAAGCAAAGACATTCCTCTTGTATCGTTTATCTTATGACGTATTCCATACATAAGCCACGCTTGACGTGTTCCTATTTTACCCGAAGGATTTGCAAGAACTCTCGCAAAACTTCCATCATCCTGTAAAACATGATATGCAACATGCTGTCCTGTTGATGATATTTCAACACCATCAACTATTTTATTTGCATTTCCGCTTGTGTAATAATCGTATGGAGTTTGAATAAAACCACCGTCTATGATTTGAACCGTTGGTTGCCCGTTACTTTTGTAACGTAGTATAACTAACACATCTCCCGATAGTATTGCGTTTTTTAAACACTCAGCAGCAAGTATATGTAAATTACATTCTTTGCTGTAGCTGCTTTTTTTGTCATTAGCATACAATCTGAATTGTGATTCGATTTTATTTTTCCATTTTTCATCAACAGCGATTCCTTTTGTTTTTAAAAAATCAATATCCGGCTCTGCCTGAAATTTCAACCCATGACCTACAATCCATAAACAATATTGCTTTATCGCTGTCTGAATAACTGTAGATTTGATATAAGCCTCCCACGAGCGCATTCGTATTCTCTGATAATCAAGAAAAAATTCATACGCCGTTCCAAGTTCATTTGGCGTTTTCTCTCCATCAAATAGAATAGATCGACCACCAAAATTAACCATAAAAGCATTAACATCACTATCAATATGCGTGTTATCGTTTATAGTAACCGAATTATCAGTTGCTCCTAACAAATTCAATATTGCGCTTTTTAACCCCATTATCTGCTTAATCTTTGAACATCACGAAGAATCATTGCTCCTCCACCGTTTAATCTGTTAAATATTCTTATTCGAACTTTATCAAAACGCTCTAACGCTTTTATTATTTCAACAGGATTACGGAATGCTCTTGTTATTTTTGATTGACCGTCATCAAGGATGAAATACTCTGTATTGTCATTATATTCAGAGTCAATCAATGCCAACTCCATTTTATCTATAATAGCACATATCCGATTGTATCTTTCTAAAAGACCGGCAGCGGATTCGATATACATAGTTTCATTCATAATGCAATACTACAAATAAAAATTTGTAAAAACAAAAAAAAGCTAAATAATTATTCATCCTCAAATATATCCAAAACTATTTGAGAGAAATTATACCATGTAGGCTCAATATGTTTTAATGCTTTTTTATTATACTCAGATATAAAATTCCACATAAAAATATCTCGCGCTGCAATATTATATACATGACAATCCCAAAAGTGATTCGCTTTCTTTTTAGAGTTTACCCACTTCCAACTTTTAACCTCTCCTGTATTATCGTCAATCTGAATCTCCTTTTCTTCGGCAGTCAATTGTTTAAAGTAATCCACCGTATATTTTCCGTCTTGATAATTTGGTGTTGGATAATTTACATACCCCATAGGCTGAGGCATGTCGCTATTTGCATCCCAATCAAGTACAAGCATTTCAGATAGAATGTCTTTATATTTATCAACCTCAAGCAGATACAAAAGAGGATGCTCTCTTGATTTTCTAAAGTTTTTAACGTCCTGAGTTGGCTTCGTGTATTTATCCTTGTCTTTACCTTTTATTGCGTAGCATAAGCCAGGATATTTTTCAACAAACTGATAAACTAATTTAGGCAAGTAACCGGAATCAAGAAATATCATAGATATTTTCATAACGCGACCATCATCAGTATAGTGAGGTTTTGCCATTATCTCATTTTCCAAATACTCCCATACGTTATTGTCATCTCCCTCGTGGTAAGACCAACAAACACGTTCACCTTTGTTTTTTAAAGCTATGTGTTTTTGTCCTGGCTGATACGTTCCGATTGAGCCTTGATTAACAGAATAAACACTACCTGATGCGGAATGAGCCATAAGTTCCCAATCAAGTCTTGCGTCATGCTCAGTTCCGTTCATATCGGCAGCAAGTGTTAGTAATATAATTTTATCGTTACCATCATTCTCACTCATCTGAGAAGGAATAATACCTATATCGTAAGGTCTTACATGCTCAAGTAGATTCCCTTCGTTTACACTCATCTTCTTCTCCTCCCAAGGCTCTCCTAAAACAAGGTTTTTAAAAACCTTTAATTTACCTGAATCACCCTTCTCGTTGTGCATATATATCCTGCACCATTGATTTGCGTAATGAGTCCAATCGTACATACCAGGAGCAGCGCACAAACATGATAAATGGTACGAATAAAACCCTTCTTGAATCGGCTCTGCTGTTGGAATCCATTTACCGTTTAAGTTCATTTCGTATTTGTGCTTCTCCTTAAATTCCTCTTTACAGCATTGGCATTTATATCTTACGGTATCAGGAATCAATCTTCCCTTCTCGTCTTTCTCGAATATGATTCCGCATTTATCACCTTCGATTTCAGTAAACCATAAAAGCTCTATATACTCTCCACACTTAGGACATGGAACGTGCCACTTTCTTTGGTCTCCCATCATATACACGTTCTCTATATTTGATGGCTTAAACTCAGGTGTAGATATAAAGAATTGCTTCATCTTGTTTGCCGATGTAGAGAAACGCTGCAATAATAACTCAAAAGTATTACCCTGCTCTTTATCAGCAATCTTTGCTCCCTCCCAATCATCATAAAAACCAAGAGAGTACGACATCTGTTTACCCATCTTGTTGTAACTCTGTAGCCCTCCAAACGTAGCGACTCCACCTGCAAACTCTTTTGATGTTGACGTGTCTCCTGTTCTTGCGTTTCTCTTACGTATCACACTTGGACGTATAAGGTCTTTCACAAAACATCGCTGTATAACAGGATCAAGTCTTTGCTCAACAAATCTTTTTGATAAATCAGCGTCAGCAGACAATGAAACTATGTTGCCTGGATCGTTTGCGATTTTCCACATGATAGCAGGAACAATAACTGATTGAGATATACCTATCTGAGCACCCTTCATTACTGCTATTAATTTTGCAGGGTGATACGGGCTTGCTGTATCAACAATCTCACGAGCGTATGGAGTTAAGTCATAACTGAATGTGCCTTGTTTCAAGCTACTTATGGATGAGTCAAGTTTGATGTACTTCTCAGCAAATTCAGAAGGTAATAGCGATTTGTCTGAGAAATCCATCTTCTCAAATACACTCCTTAATGTTTTTACTATTGATTCTTCTGGTATCATAATTTATTTATAATTTTAGTCGTATATGTATGATTTTTTCATACATATAAGGGAGTTATGCGCAATTAACGGTACTCCGAAAATTTTACGGTGTTGAAAATTGCTTTGTGGTTTACCCATCGTGAAAACTTTTTCTGTTCATAATTTGGTTCTTTATTAGTTTCAAAATCTCTGTATGGTTGAGCAAATGGACTACAACCTTTTTCTTTTAAAAACATTACTCTTTCAAGTGCATCGGGTATATCTTTAACAAGTACATAAACAAATACTCTGTAATTTTTTAAACCGTATTCGTTTAAGTTGGCAAGTGCTTTTTCAATATATGGTATTTGACTTTTTGTGTCGCATGCCATACGCAAATATCTACTCCATTTTACCTTGCTTAATAGTTCTGCAATGCTTTTATCTTTTGCAATAATTCGAGCGTCTAAACCTTGATTAAAATCAACCTTAATACCTAACTTTATTATTTTTTCAATCTGTCTCAATCCGTGTTCATGCGCCAAAACATTATTGTCCATCAATACGGCTTCTTTTCTACCATGCAAAAATTCTTCAATATCTGCATAAGGTCGGATATTTCCCTCTTTATTTGGCACTACACACCAGCTACATTTATTCGGGCAACCTCTTGTTAAAAATCCATAAGCAGCCGTAAATTTGGGATAAATAGAATAGTCAGGGCAAAGTTTGTCAATCTCTGATGGTAGAGTATTAGTCATTTTAAAACCTGTT